TTCTACGGAAGAAATCGTGGTTACGTTTGGACGATTCAATCCGCCCACTAACGGACATGGAAAACTCCTACAAAAGATGGTGGGTGTTTCAAATGGAATGCCTTATCGAGTATACGTATCTCAATCTGATGATAATAATAAGAATCCTCTATCTTATAAAGACAAGATTAAGTTTCTGCGTAAAATGTTCCCGAAACATGCTCGGTCAATCATAAAAGATTTAAAGGTAAAGAACTTATTTCAAGTTCTATCTAAGGTACACTCGGACGGATTCAAGAGATGTTCTGTCGTGGTAGGTTCGGATAGGGTTGGAGAATTCGATAAAGCCCTTAACAAATATAATGGTGTTAAAGGGAAACACGGATTCTATGACTTCGACGGGGGTGTTAAGGTGGTATCTGCAGGGGAAAGAGACCCAGATTCAGATGATGTATCTGGAATGTCTGCAAGTAAGTTGAGGTTAGCGGCAAAAGAAAACGACCTTATTACGTTCTCTAAGGGTATGCCTAAGGGATTTAAGGACGCAAAAGGGCTAATGAATGCAGTTCGTTCAGGTATGGGGTTGAAAGAATCCGACGAATACAAGCAGATAATCAAGTTCAAACGAAAGTCCTATATAAGAGAGAAGTATGTAAAAGGTAATCTTTTCGAAATTGGTGATAAAGTAGTTATTAGTAAGACAAGAGAAGATGCTGTGGTTAAGGAACTGAACGCTAATCATATTGGTGTTACAGTAAATGATGAAATGAGAAATGTCTGGATTTCAGACATTGTTAGGAGTAAATAGAATGAAATTTAAAAAGAAAGGTGCTTATCGAGATGCAATAGCAACAGACCGTGGACTTGAACAAGCCAATGGTGTTTTGTTGGTTAAGGTTAAAATGACAAAAGCTGAACAGAACAAATGGAATGGAACAAAACCAAAAAAGGACGAGAAACACTCATACTCTAACAGGTCATCTAAGGAAGACTTAGAGGAGTTTGGTAGGACTATTGGAATTGAACTCGATAGACGCAAGACAAAGAAAAGTTTGTTAAAACAATTAAAGGAATTTATAAGTTCCAAAAAATAAAATTATGTTAAAATTGAGTAAGGATAACTTTGAGTTGTATGCATCTCAACATTATTCGGCAGGTAAATGGTCTACGACAGAAGAATTTAAAGGTGACTTCGCTAGATTCAATTACGTCAATAGGTTGATTAATAGATATTATCGTGATGACGATTTAAAAGAACGATTGATTTTAAATCACTTAGTCATATTAGGTAATATGTTTGGCCCATCTGAAACTGCAAAAATGGCAATGTTCAATATTAAAGAAGAACAGAAACCAGTACTCAAAACATTTTTAATATATTTAAATTATCTTCCAGAAGATAAGAACATTGGCACACCTCTAGATTCTAATATTATAGAGAAATTAAGGAATATATAAATGGGATTATCCAGAGCTGCTGACATGTACTACACCTTTCGTTTCCTGAAATTATTGGTTACGAAATGGGAAGACATGGACGCATACAAATTAGGCATTATCGACGAAAAGGGCAAAAACCTCATTAAGGTTAGGAAGTTAAAGACTAATGAGCAGAAGGACGCCTTTACTACATTTCATCGTCTAGTGTTCAACATCAAACGTCTTATGGAAATGATGCCGTTTGGTCGTTCCAGATTAGCCAATTATGCTGCTGCTCTATATCTATTACGAGAAGAAACAGGTATGTCGGAAGATGCAATTATGAATGCATTGGAAGAGTTGGGATTGGAACGTACACCGGGTGATGAGTTCGATTTAACAGAAGAAACATTAATCCCCGGTGAATATATTTTAAATGCAACCCTTAACGAAGATTTTAGTCGAGGTAGGGTTGTGATACTTAAAGACCTCAAACCAGTAGGGAAGTTTTCACAGACTTTCATTTATAAAACGGAGGAAGGTTGTTACGTAACTTTTGATAATTTGAGGTAATTATAATGAGTAATGAAATGTTTGATATAATTTTTGGTTTATTGTTTGGTATTTCAGTATTAGCATCAATAGGATTATATTATAAACTTGACGATTAAACTGAAATAGGGTATAATATTAGTTATGAATATATTAATAACAAAGCGTGATGGCACGAAAGAGAAGTTCTCTTTATCAAAAATACACCGTATTCTAGAATTTACATGTACGGATATTACAGGTGTATCCATATCCGAAATCGAATTCAAAGCTAACGTACAACTATACGAAGAAATCAGTACCGAGGCAATCCACGACCTCCTAATCAAAAGTTCAGCAGAACTTATCACAGAACAAACCCCCAACTATCAATTCGTAGCAGCACGACTTATCAATTATAAGTTGCGTAAGTATGTGTATGGTCAGTTTGAACCCCTACACATTAAAGAGATTATACAACAGAATATATGGGAAGGTGTATATGACCACGAAATAGCTAATTGTTATAGTGATGATGAACTAGACCATATCAACGACAACATCATTAAACACGAAAGAGACCAAGACTTCACTTATGCTGGTATGGAACAAATGAGAAGTAAGTATCTTGTTCAGAATCGTGCAACGGGGAAAGTATATGAAACCCCTCAAGTTCTTTATATAATGATTGCAATGACCTTATTCGCAGATTATAAAATACAACGTATGTATTACATCAAGGCATTTTATAACGCAATATCCCAATTCTATATCTCTCTCCCCACTCCGATTATGGCAGGGGTACGGACACCAACCAGACAATTCTCAAGTTGTGTTGTATTAGAGAGTAATGATTCCCTTGACTCGATTAACGCAACCTCTACATCTATCGTTAAATACATATCCAAGAAAGCTGGGTTAGGTATTAACGCAGGTAAGATACGTGCAGTCGGTTCTCATATCGGTGATGGTTCGGTAGTACATACTGGACTTATCCCGTTCTTAAAATATTTCCAAAGTGCAGTTAAATCCTGCTCTCAAGGTGGAGTACGTGGTGGGGCGGCAACCGTCCATTTCCCTTTATGGCATTATGAATTCGAGGACTTAGTGGTTCTCAAAAACAATAAGGGAACGGAAGAAACCCGTGTAAGGAATATGGACTATTGTTTCCAATTCAATAAACTGATGTACGAGAGGTTATTGGAAGGTGGAAACATTACGTTCTTTTCCCCCCACGAAGTTCCCGGGTTATATGATGCCTTTTTTGAAGACCAAGATGAGTTTAGGGCCCTTTACGAAAGATACGAGAGGAGACGCAACATCCGGAAGAAGACACTCCCCGCATTAGAAGTATTCTCGAAATTCCTGACAGAGAGAAAAGAAACTGGTAGGATATACTTGCAAAATGTAGACCACGCAAATTCACACGGTGCATTTATTGAAAAGGAAGCACCTATCCATCAAAGTAATTTATGTCAAGAAATCAATTTACCCTCGAAGGGATTGGAATCTTATCACGACGAAGAAGGTGAAATATCCTTATGTACCTTATCTGCAATCAACTGGGGATTGATAAACGACCCAAGTGAGTTCGAAAGATATTGTGATTTAGCGGTACGTGCCTTAGATTCCTTATTGGATTATCAAGAGTATCCTGTGAAAGCCGCAGAGAATTCTACATATAATCGCAGACCTATCGGGGTGGGTATAATCAATCTCGCATACTTCCTTGCAAAACGAGGACTTAAATATGACGATAACTCCTTAAAGATAATCGACGAATACTCAGAGGCATGGTCTTACTATCTGATACGTGCAAGTGCTGATTTAGCAAAAGAGAAAGGGGCATGTCCTAAGAACGAAGAAACCAAGTATGGTCATGGGATAGTTCCGATAGACACATACAAACAAGAAGTTGATGAGTTAGTTAAACACAAATCAAGAATGAAATGGCAGTCCTTACGGAACGATTTAAGGAAATACGGGATTAGAAATTCAACCCTTATGGCTATAATGCCCGCAGAAACATCAGCACAAATATCGAATTCAACTAACGGAGTCGAACCCCCACGAGCGTTGGTATCGTATAAACAATCAAAGGACGGGGTAATGGCACAAGTGGTTCCAGGAATTTATCACCTTAAGAATAGTTATGACTTGTTATGGGAACAGAAAAGTCCAGACGGGTATCTTAAAATTATGGCG